AAGCAGTGGTATCAACGCAGAGTACTATTAAACGGTCAGCAAGTGCAGTAATCGCGCCGTGCAAATCGGACCGGACCGGATGTCGGAGAGCGAGGGAAGATAATGGATGACATGCCGCCGTGCTCGATAGACGTTTGCCCTGAAGTAACCAATCCTGGTAAGGTGGGGTGCAAACTCGTGGACATCGAAACCAAATTCGAGAAGATAGACAAGATTCTCAACGGAACGCCTGAGCATCCCGAAAACGGATTCGTCCATCAAGTTCTTGCATACCTTGAGAACGACAAGCAACGGCACTGGACACGTCCGCAGAAAATCTCCGTAGCCGCGATTGTTGCTCCACTTCTCGCCGGAGCGTTATGGTACGTTGGAACAAGCGCCTACACCTTCATTGTTGACATGAAAGCTGTAGCACAAGAGATTCATGAGATTCACAGAACTAGAGTTTTCCCGCAGCAACAGCCAAATAAGCAATATCCAACCAGCGAGACACAGAACGCCCACAACCAGCAAGACGCAGGAATACCATCAGCAGTTGAAAGGAGATTCTAATGCCAGACCCAAACGACGATCCGACAGACCCTACTCACACGAAACCAAAGCCATCTCAGCCGTGCGCAAATGAAGTCCCCGTAACCGAAGCATCAGCCGAGGAGCAGCCGGACCCGGACGAGCCTGAGGAATAGGGGCTTGACAGGCTCGCAGCGTGGGTGCATAATGCACTCATGGCTACGAAATGGCAGTACATCCAAGTTCGCATCAACCCATTGGTTGACCCAAAGCTGAAAGAGGCACTTGCATCAAAGGCAAAGAAGGGCGGCTGGTCGCTTAACGACTTGGCTGTTTCTGCTTTGCGCTACGCACAAGCGTTGCCTCTTACGGCTACGGCCATTGCGAACGGGGCAGAGAAAGGTACGGCCGAGCGCCGCGCAAAGGAGAAATCGTGAACAATTGGAAAACAACCGCAGTAGGATGTGCCTTGGCTATCTTTCAGGCTCTCAGCACTTACCAGGGAAGCAAAAGCTGGTGGGGGTATGGAATCGCTGTCGGCCTTGCGGCTTTTGGCTTTCTTGCCAAAGACTTCAACACGCACTCCACCGAGACGCAGGTCCAAGTGGCAACCGTGCAGGCGAATGATGCTGCTATCGCCGCAGTCAACAAGTAACCGCACCACAACCCGAGAGGAGCAATACATGAAACGAATCACCGCATTGTTTACCGTCGTTACGCTTTGGGCCGTCATGTGCGCGACACCGTTCTTGTCGGGCTGCAACGGCGTCACCGTGGCGCAGGACATTGTTAACTGGGTTCCGTCTTTACAGGCTGCTGTAGCAACCGTGGACTCGACAGCCGCATTGCTTGACCCAGCTGCCGCTCCGATCTTCGCCGCTGTTACGGTTGGCTTTGACGCGGCCTCGAACTTGGCCGTCTCTCAGGCGCAAGACTACCTGAAGAATCCAACGACAACTTTCGCCTCCACGCTGGCCGCTCAACTGGTAGCGTTGCAGCAGAACGTAAACTCTGCGCTCCTGGCGGCTGCGAAGATTGTCAATCCCAAGAGTCAAGCATTGGCGCTGGCTGTTCTCAACGGCGTTTCCAGCATCGTGAATATCATGGTGAGCCTCATCAAGGGAGTCAAGGGCGTGACGATTGCAGCTTCGACTACCGCAGTGACGCTCTTGATGATTAAGCCCTACCGGGATGACGCGCAGACCGCCCGACTCGTGGCCGAGCACTACGGCATCGACCAGGACGAGGCAACGGCGCGAGTCAACGTGGGTTACGCGCAGATGCAAGCGGCAGGACTCTAATGCCGGACACCTCATCCCAACCCGCCCCCGGTCTGCTGGCGCTCGTCAAGACGCTCATCGTGGCATGGACGAACACGGCAGATGCGGCGACGGCGTTCATCAAGACGCTGGACCCGGATGCGAAGCAGCTTATAGCGGCGGCGAAGGCGATCAAGATCGAAGGAAAGATTTTCTAACTTTGGGGCGGTACTCAACTCTCCCGACCTGCTCGGATGGCTCTTCGCGGCCTTCCTGATCGCGGCTGGCCTGTTCATCATGCTTCCGCAGGCAAGGAGTCTGCCAAGGCGCTGTGGGCACCTGTGGGGCGCTGGCTTGCCGGGCTGAGCGCATTGCTGGACCTTCGCCTATGGGATTGGACCCCGCTCGGGCTTGTAGAGGCTCCCAAGGGGCTGGAAAAGATTTTCGAGGTGGTAATCCGGGCAGTGGAGCAGCTTCTAGGCAAACTGGCATATCGCGGATTCCCAGAACGGCTCCAAACCTGATTGGAGTAAGATTGACGCGAAGAGTTTGGCCGTAGAAGCCGCTTGTGGGCAGTTAGAGGACATCACCCATGGCTCGACGCTTTACTACGCGCCTGCTGGCCTAGCAAAGGGCACCACTAAGCCCTACACGCTTCCTGATGGATCGGTGGTTCCTTTCCCGGCAAGCTGGAATGAGGCGGCGGTGACGTACCGGGCTACGATCTGCGGTCAGTATTTCTTCACCGAATAGAAAGGCTTCCCTCCACGCACCCCGTCGGCTGCAAGAGTCGGCGGGGTTTTCTGCGTTAGTATCTCGGACATCTCTTGCCGGCCGCTAACTAGAAAAGGCGCCCCGCCCCATTTTGATGAAAATGGTGTATATTGCCTACATGATGATTATGCGGATATGCAACGCGCAATAATCAATGGGATTTTTGACACGGTGTTTGGCAAGGGGCACGGAGCGGTCCTTGCTGACGCACTACGCCTGCGCCGCATCAAGGAGGTAAGTCATGACAGACAGAGAGTACATTGAAATGGAGAAAATCAGGCAGGTCAAGGAAGAGATTGGCTGGCTTGAGAGGGAATACGCTAATCATATCTGCCCTGACCACGTGGAGTGTATTCGTGAGCAACTGCGTATACGGCGCATCCTCGATGCACGACAAGCCGCCCTCGACGAACTCTGCCAGGGCATCAAGCCGGAGGCGCTGCAATGACCCGTAGAGTTGACCACAAAATGAAGCCTGGGCCGAAGCCTTACGAACGAGGAGACTTAGTTCTATGACCCGCGAAGAGCGCGTTACCCGCATCGGATTCATCCTGGCCGTTTTGTACGTTGTCTATTCCTGCGGCCCGAACTTGCTTGCTTTTGTATTCACACACTGAAAGGAGAATCACATGGAACTGACACCGAAGAAATGGGAAGCCATGCGTGTAGTAGAGGCGAAGAAGGCCGGAGTTGAGATAACTTACATACGGCGAGTATCAGAGCAATCTGTACGAAGTGTTCTTGCCACCATCCCTGAGACAGGGGTGCTGACAGCGGAGCGTGTCGATGAGCTAGAGCGCCAACTTGCCGAGGCGAAAGATTCCGCGAATGAAGCGCGAAATGAACTCCAGCGCGTGCTAGCCAAAGAGTGCTGCGCGGAAGAAATCGAATCTCTCAAACGCCAGCTTGCTGAGGCGCGGAAGGCGGCGGTATGGGTGCCAATTGACGAAGAGCATCTGCCTCCCGAGGGGTATGAAGTTTACGGATTTGTACAGGGTGTAGAGGCTGTAATCCACAAATTTGAGCGCCCTTTTAGAACTGCCCGCCAATGGCTATCTCATTCTTGGACGCACTACCGCCCCATCAACGCTCCACAAGCAAAGGAGTCTCATGACTGACCGCACGTTCCACCGCATAGCCGCAGCCGTCTGGCTGTTCTTTTTGATCGCCCTGTTTCTTCTGTCCTATCGATGCAAGGCGCAGACCGTCAAGCAGGCCCTGCCGCCACAGCACCAGACCGCGCCCCACACCGCCCCTCCAGTGCGCCCAGCTACCGCCTGCCGCGTCGTCACAAGCACTGGGCCGGTGACAGGCTGGGGACCATGCGGCAAAGACCACAGGACGGCTCAGAGGCTCACAGCGCACGGTTCCTACGCATGGGTTGAGAGAAAGATAGGGAAGGCAGCCCAACAACAGTAGCGTTTTCGTAGTATGATTCTGTGGATGGGAGGAAATTTATCATGGTTGAGGGACAAAAGAAGAGGCAGATCGGGAAGGGCATGAAAGCGCGTGGGAACAAACGAGTTAAGCCGCAAAAGGAGGCAAGCAAGGTGACAGATAAATCCACAGTTGAGGGACAGCAGATACCTGTTCCAGAGGCGGTTTTAGAGGTCCGAGAGGGGAACGAAACCCCCGGTAACCTAGAGCCTGAAAACGGCGGAGAATCTTTCCAAAATTTGGAATCGCCGGAAAAGATTGTTGCACATGATGAAGGACTCGAAGCGGCCTTGAAAGAGTCGGGAAACGAGGTAATCGATGCCGAATTTCTTGAAGTCGATGAGCCGCGGCCGGCAGGCGATCATCACGCAGTTGGCGATGATGACGCCGCAGCCGATCTGGAAACCGCAATGGCGGTAGGGACCGAGACGGTCAAGGACTTGCAGCCGCCGTGTGGTGGAGAGCCAAGGGGGAAGCGGCCGACAATAACCGAACTGGAAGAACTCCTCAACAAGCACGGATCAGAGGGCGTCTCGTTGGAGCCAAATGGCGCGGTCAGGTTGGCGACTGGACCGCAACCTGACGGGACCACCAAAGTCATCGTGACGATTCAGGAAGGCTACTGGGAGGCCGTGCAACAATGGGCCGAAGCCGATGGTGTTCCTGTAGAGCAGTGGTTGTCCGACCGGCTCTACGAGTACATCAGCACCTACGGTGAGCCAGCCAAGGGGCGGTAATGATTATCATCGTCATTGTCCGGCGGGCGTTTTGCGAGATTTGCCACGAGTCCTTTGACTTGGAGTTTGGCGAAGACCCGCCGGCCAACTGCAAGCTGTGTGGAAGCAAGGACTGGGAGTTGGCGCCGGAGATCCGAGATGCAACGTACATCCGCAAGGGGATCACGAAGAAGAAGCGGCGGCTGAATCCAGGGGCAGCGTCCATAGCTCGTCAGGGACGCGGGAAGGCTCAGTGGAGGCAGTTTCGGGACCGGGAAGGGAATCCTGTCTGATCGCACTTCCCGGTTGTGTTTTATGGCTCATTAGAGTGACAATGGGTTCATGCCGCAGGTAACGCCACAGTTCGGTCCCCTGTTCCCGTTCCGCGTTGGCGCTCTCTACAACGGCGGCTACCAGAACGGGCAGTTGATTTACCGCCAACCTGGAGGCGTGGGAACTCCCGTGGTTCCCTTGCCGCCGCAGACGAGCCCACCGAGCAACTGGAAACATGCGGATTACAAGCCGATCTACCCAACGGTTTTCGCGGCGTTTCTCGCGTGGCCGTGCGGTCATTGGATCAACGAGCCAGAAATTTTCCAAGTGTACGACGGATATGCCGAAGTCCAAGCGGCCCTGCTCTGCTGTAGCGTGTGCAGCTACATTGGGTACATCATTGAACCTGCTGAGGACTGGTGGCAGGCGTACTTCCAAATTTACCCGTTGGGCTTGCGAGAACCCGGTGCCGGTTTGATCCCAAACGAGACCTAAATGAAAAACGTGATCGTCTGGCATTGTGAACGCTGCGGCCTTGACTTCGTGCGAGACGACCCGCCGCAAGTCTGCCCCCAATGCCGGCGCCACTACTCAGGCCCGGTGACGATCCGACTTGCCGGCAGAGCCGTAGAAGTCGCGTCGGTGAGACTTTATGGAGATTCCCCACTCAAAGACGCCTCTGTGACCGCGAACTTGGACTCTCTGCGGCTTGGGATGCGCTGCCCTCATAACTGGATTGCCCCGAATTTATGCCCCGAATGCCCGTAATATATAGTGCAACGAAGGCCCCTTGACAATAATCATTTTCCTGTATAAAGTCGGTAGTCATGGAGATTCTAGTAATATCTCCTGTGCAACGAACTGGAGGATATGCCCTTCCTTTACGGCTCCGCTCCCCTTGCTACCGTCAAACGACGTTCTGGCACGTGAGCATTCATCTAGGAGCCGTAAAGGCACGGCAAGGATTCCAAAATTTGGAAAAATGGAGGGACTGGGAATGAAGGGAAAAATTATTCAGATTGCCGTAATGAACGAGGACAAGAAAAGTCATGCTGTTTTGTGGGCTCTGACGGATCAAGGGGAGATTTATTTCCTTGTTCTTGGCGAGAAAGAATGGATGCGTCAGGATTTGCCAAAAGCCTCTGTGAAGACTCAAACAGTGGAGTAGCACCGCCCACGGAGTAGTGGGGGAGTAAAAGGGAGGGAACAAGAAATGCCAAGGCTTGAAGATTTGGGAACAACGGGAGTTCGGGCCACGCGGTTGCGGCCTGAAATCATCATCATCGACTGGAGCAAGAACTACCGCGAAAAGGACAGCCAAGCGACTCAGGATCACATTGCATGGCTCAAGAACGAGATCCGGCAGGATGGCGTCAAGAAGCCCGTCGATGTCGTTTTCAGCGGCGGCAAGGTGTACCTGGATGCCGGCTACTGCCGTCTGACGGCCGCTCAGGAACTCCGCAAGGAGAAGTGGGACGGCTTTATCGACTGCGTACCTGTGAAGGGAGACGAGGCCAATCGGCTTGCCAAGAACATCATCGACAACACGGCGCTGCCGCCAACAGTGATGGAACTCGGAAAAGCTCTCCAGCAGCTTATGGATTACGGCTGGACCTTGGATCAGGTGGCAAAGATCGTCCCGCCGTCGATCACCACGGACCCGGCCAAGGCGATCCGCATCGCAAAGAAGGCTCTGGACCTCAATGCGGCTCCCCTGGCGGTCAAGAAAGCCGTCAAGGAAGGCATCGGTGGCGTCAAGGTCAGCGAGGGCCGAGCGGTAGCCGAGGCGAAGAAGAACTCACTCATGGCCGCAGAGAATCTGACCAAGGCGGCTGCGGAAGCGAAGAAGAAGGGTGAGACCACCCTGAAGCGCGAGAAGGGCGCTGGCGAGGCAACCAAGGCCAAGGAAGCAACCGCAAAGCAGGTTGAGGAGTGGCTGAAGAAGGCCGACGCGCTGGCGGACATTGCCATGGATTTGACGCTGGACCGGGATGAAGTGGTGGCCGCGGCTGATTCCTACATCCGGGCTCGGGGGCGGTGATGGGGCCGCTTATTGTCGCAATCGTGATGGGAGCGGTGGCTGTGTTCGTTATGGTCCCCGTGTACGTGGATTTATGGAAGCAGGGAGCTTTTGGAGAGATTGCGCGGTGGTGGCGTGATCTATTCCGGGGGTGCCGATGGCCACGTTCCTGAACCTGTTGGGCTTTGTGATGCTGGCGGCTGTTCTGGTTTGGTGGGTATGGCCGCTGGTTCGGAGGTCGTGATGGGGAGAAAGATTCCTCCGGTTATCTGCCCGTACTGCAACATTCCCGCCGTGCTGGTCCCGGATTCAGAGGTCTACCATGGGCGTTCGTATGGCGGGAATGTTTATCTGTGCCGTACCTGCGGGGCCAAAGTTGGGTGCCACAAAGGGGGAAAGACTCCGCTCGGCAGGTTAGCAAACGCGCAACTTCAGAAGTTCGCGCAACTTCAGAAGTTGAAGATCCGCTGCCACTTTCTGTTCGATGCTCTCTGGAGGGCGGCAATCCGTCACCGGGGTTGGAGCAAGTCACATGCAAGAAATACGGCTTACGCTTGGCTGGCGAAGGAAATGGGGATACCAACAGGCGAGTGCCATTTCGGTATGATGGACGACGACCGCTGCCTACAGGCAATCGGGATACTCGAAGCGTGTTACAACAAGAAGTGCAACAACGAGAGGGGCGGCGATATGCCGGAACTGGAGGGGAAATGAACATCTACAGCAAAGCGGGAAGCAAGGTTATATTTGCTCACCCAGGCAACGGATACAAACACGATCAAGAGCAAGCCGCGGAATACCTGAAAGTGGGAGAGGTATACACGGTTTCACGCACAGAAGTTGGCGGTTTTCACACGGAAGTTTACTTGGAAGAAGTTCCGGGGAGAGGGTTTAACAGTGTGATGTTCGATGACTCTGAGGGAACGGCAGAAGGACGCCAATGACCGCCGATAAGCTCTTGACTGAGATGCTCGATGACCGGCAGGACGAGGACTTTGTGCGGGCTCTTGGGAAGTACGACGGGCCGGCCGTAGAGAACCTGGACGAGTGCCATGCTTTTGAATCTGACTACCGGCACACTCTTTACCTGAAGGCAGTGAGCAAGCTAAGGTGTTCACAAATCAACTGATTGGAGGGGAAAATGATCTTTGTATTCGGCAGTAATTTGGCCGGTATCCATGGTGGCGGCGCGGCGAGAGTAGCGTTTAAGCAGTACGGAGCGGAGTGGGGTGTCGGTGAGGGGCGGACTGGCGACAGTTACGCTTTGCCGACAAAAGAGGCTGATGTGTCCACATCGCGTTCTTTGGTGGACGTTGCCGGTAGCGTCGAGGCTTTTCTGGAATACACTGTAGCGAATCCAGACCTTGAATTCCAGGTAACGCGCATCGGCTGTGGATTGGCCGGCTTTGCGGATGAGGATATTGCGCCGATGTTCAAACACACGCCGAGTAATTGCCTGTTCGATTCGGCGTGGCAACCATGGCTTTCTAACGCGATATTTTGGGGGACATTCTGATGGGAAAAATCATTAAAGTTTCAACGCGGACTGAATTTGAAGCGGCCTTGAAAGAAGATGGTTGTGAGATTGAACTGCTTGGATCCGGTATTTTTACGGTCACGTCAGGCAGCCCGAGAATCGTGAGTTGGGAGAGCAGCAGCCCGAGAATCGTGAGTAGGGAGAGCAGCAGCCCGACAATCGAGAGTTGGGGGAGCAGCAGCCCGACAATCGTGAGTTGGGAGAGCAGCAGCCCGACAATCGAGAGTTGGGGGAGCAGCAGCCCGAGAATCGTGAGTTGGGAGAGCAGCAGCCCGAGAATCGTGAGTAGGGAGAGCAGCAGCCCGACAATCGTGAGTAGGGGGAGCAGCAGCCCGACAATCGAGAGTTGGGGGAGCAGCAGCCCGACAATCGAGAGTTGGGGGAGCAGCAGCCCGAGAATCGAGAGTTGGGAGAGCAGCAGCCCGAGAATCGTGAGTAGGGAGAGCAGCAGCCCGAGAATCGTGAGTAGGGGGAGCAGCAGCCCGACAATCGTGAGTAGGGAGAGCAGCAGCCCGACAATCGAGAGTTGGGGGAGCAGCAGCCCGACAATCGTGAGTTGGGAGAGCAGCAGCCCGACAATCGTGAGTAGGGAGAGCAGCAGCCCGACAATCGTGAGTAGGGGGAGCAGCAGCCCGACAATCGAGAGTTGGGGGAGCAGCAGCCCGAGAATCGAGAGTTGGGAGAGCAGCAGCCCGACAATCGAGAGTTGGGGGAGCAGCAGCCCGACAATCGTGAGTTGGGAGAGCAGCAGCCCGAGAATCGTGAGTAGGGAGAGCAGCAGCCCGACAATCGAGAGTTGGGGGAGCAGCAGCCCGACAATCGTGAGTAGGGAGAGCAGCAGCCCGACAATCGAGAGTTGGGGGAGCAGCAGCCCGAGAATCGTGAGTTGGGAGAGCAGCAGCCCGAGAATCGTGAGTAGGGAGAGCAGCAGCCCGACAATCGAGAGTTGGGGGAGCAGCAGCCCGACAATCGTGAGTTGGGAGAGCAGCAGCCCGACAATCGAGAGTTGGGGGAGCAGCAGCCCGAGAATCGTGAGTTGGGAGAGCAGCAGCCCGAGAATCGTGAGTAGGGAGAGCAGCAGCCCGACAATCGTGAGTAGGGGGAGCAGCAGCCCGACAATCGAGAGTTGGGGGAGCAGCAGCCCGACAATCGAGAGTTGGGGGAGCAGCAGCCCGAGAATCGAGAGTTGGGAGAGCAGCAGCCCGAGAATCGTGAGTAGGGAGAGCAGCAGCCCGAGAATCGTGAGTAGGGGGAGCAGCAGCCCGACAATCGTGAGTAGGGAGAGCAGCAGCCCGACAATCGAGAGTTGGGGGAGCAGCAGCCCGACAATCGTGAGTTGGGAGAGCAGCAGCCCGACAATCGTGAGTAGGGAGAGCAGCAGCCCGACAATCGTGAGTAGGGGGAGCAGCAGCCCGACAATCGAGAGTTGGGGGAGCAGCAGCCCGAGAATCGAGAGTTGGGAGAGCAGCAGCCCGACAATCGAGAGTTGGGGGAGCAGCAGCCCGACAATCGTGAGTTGGGAGAGCAGCAGCCCGAGAATCGTGAGTAGGGAGAGCAGCAGCCCGACAATCGAGAGTTGGGGGAGCAGCAGCCCGAGAATCGTGAGTAGGGAGAGCAGCAGCCCGACAATCGAGAGTTGGGGGAGCAGCAGCCCGACAATCGTGAGTTGGGAGAGCAGCAGCCCGAGAATCGTGAGTAGGGAGAGCAGCAGCCCGACAATCGTGAGTAGGGGGAGCAGCAGCCCGACAATCGAGAGTTGGGGGAGCAGCAGCCCGACAATCGAGAGTTGGGGGAGCAGCAGCCCGAGAATCGTGAGTTGGGAGAGCAGCAGCCCGAGAATCGTGAGTAGGGAGAGCAGCAGCCCGACAATCGAGAGTTGGGGGAGCAGCAGCCCGACAATCGTGAGTTGGGAGAGCAGCAGCCCGACAATCGAGAGTTGGGGGAGCAGCAGCCCGAGAATCGTGAGTTGGGAGAGCAGCAGCCCGAGAATCGTGAGTAGGGAGAGCAGCAGCCCGACAATCGAGAGTTGGGGGAGCAGCAGCCCGACAATCGTGAGTTGGGAGAGCAGCAGCCCGAGAATCGTGAGTAGGGAGAGCAGCAGCCCGCACGGATCTGTGGGAAAGTTCTCTGCTATCATCCTCTCAATCCACGACAGAGCAACAGCGAATATCCCAGGTGCCACTATCTTGCCTGTGCCGAAAATCACAACCCCCGCCGAATGGTGCGAGTATTACGGTGCAACTGTTGAAGATAACGCGGCAACGCTGTATAAAGCCGTGAACGACAACTATTGCAGCGGACGCGGGTTCTCATATGCTTTAGGGACCACGCCGGAGGCTCCAGATTGGGATGGGCCTGCACGGGAATGTGGCGGTGGGTTGCATTTCTGCTCTACGCCGTCCGCGTCAAAGACGTTCTTCTATAGTAGTGCAACAAAGTTTGTGGAGTGCAAGGTTTTGTTGGAGGATTTAGTTGTGCATGAAAATGCCCAGTATCCGATGAAAATCAAGGGCCGCAAAGTGTGCGCTCCGATTGTGGAAGTGGACATTGATGGCAAGCCAGTAGTGGGGCATTGACTTGCGATCAAACCGTGCGAGAATGGTGAAGTGGGTAGTGCGGCTGGCTTTTCTGGCTGCGATTCTTTGGGGGTTGCTGAAATGATTGATGAGGATGGAATCGTGATAAGCAAAATTGAGGTTAGTTTCGCACGTCCCGTTGAATTGACACAGAACGAGATGCAGGAGATTCATGCCATCGTAGGGGAAGCTGCTCGACGGACGGAAACTCCAGAGTTCGTTCACTGGGCGGCTGGTACTGGGAGTAAGCCTAATTGGTCTAAGACCGACTGCGCGATCTTCGGTTACCAACCCACAGCGGATTCGCCAGAAAGCGGTGAGCCTACTTTTGATGACAGCGTGTATTTCATCGAAACGGCCACACGAGAGCGGTACGACACGGAGCCGTTCAAGCCGTACACAAAGCCGAAGACGAACGCTGATAGGTTTTGCGAATTGCTGGAGGCCATCGACCAGCGGTGCGCTGCGGCAGACGGTCCAGTAACGCCAACACTCACGGAAGCGACCGCCGAAGAACTGCGGAAGCTCTACGTCTTCGCGGACAGAATCCGTAAGGGATAGAAGTGATTCCAAATTTTGGAGTGCTTATGATCTGTCCAGTTTGTAATGGGGATCAGTTTCTAAGGTGGCAGGTAGACGTAAGCGAAGTCTACGGCAAGCCGACAACTGCAACGCAGACGCGGGTCTGCCCTAATTGTGGGGGTAGCGGAAGAGGGGAATTGCCGCACGATGGCAAGATGGCAGCATCAGGAGGGAATGGGGATGGAGAGGATATGCAGGGAGGAGTTCCAAGCCGCAGTGGGGAATGTACGGGCGGAACTTTACAACACGCAGGATGATTTTCGGCATGGGAGAATGAGCCGAGAGTCTTTTGTGCAACGAGTAGCCACGCTGCGGCAGGTGGGGCAGCGGTTTCAAATGGAGTTCAGACAGGGGCATCGCATCATGGCGGCGCCAACGAGGTAAAGGCGATGGAATTGAGGTCTGGTGCAATAACCCCGCAGGAAACAGTGAATGACATCCTGAAGTTAATCGCACTGCGCGAAGCCGCAGAAGCATCTCAGGCAAGACAGCCAGGGCCACAGAGGGAGATTGCTAAACACGCTCACGCCTCTAGGTTGCTCAAAGAGATTATGGGCGACATCCAAAGAATCCAGTTCACAGCCGAAAAACAGAAGGGATGAGACGATGGCACTGATGCACCACGATACGACAGGAACGCAAACTGACTGCCCACGGCCGCTGAGCCGGAAGAAGCTCAAGCAGCTTATGCCGCAGTCAAGCATGAGCCTCACGTCGCGGGCGATGTTTGCCAGAACAGGCCGGCTCAATACGAAAATCAGACGAGAACTGGCCGAGGCCGAGAGGAAGCGGAAGGCAGAGCGGGAGTTGTCCGCATCGGACAGCAAGGCTACCTATAAGCTGATCGAGCAGGAATCGGTAGGTGAAAAGAAGCCGAATCTCTTAAAGAAACTGAGCGGTTTCTTCGGCAATCTGCAACGTCGTGCGGAGCGTGAGAGCGCAAGGAAGGGGGCCTGATACGTTCGATTACCTCAAAACTTTGCGGTTGAACAATGGTGCGCTGATGGTAGGCCCGAAGCGGCGCGTAGTCTTCGGCTCTGGAGTTCAAGGCAAGCGGCTGGACGGCTCAGTGGTGACGCGCAACGATGTGAAGGCGGCGCTGCAACCATTGGCCGGGTACTGGTCGAAGCCGAGCGAGGACGGACACACGCCTGGGTCTCCAGTTCAAAAGGGAGTGCGAGTGATGTCTTTCTACGAGTTCCGCATGAAGTCGAAGCAGTTATTGCGGGATGCTGGCCTGTTGATACCGCGAGAGCGCGACGAGGCCGAGTAGGAGAATCTCATCCGATATGGCTGCAACAAAACAACTTGGACCGGGGTCTTGTCAAAGGCTCCGGTCTTCTCTATTGTGAGGGGCATGAGAAACCGACGCCAGACAATCGAATCACTGCGGCGGCTTGCGGATCGGCCTGGGACCAAAGCCGAAGGGGAAACCGCACGGCGGCTGTTGGAAGCCATGACAGCGGGGATGCCGCAACCTAAGCCCTTTAATCTCTCAGAGTTCCCGCGTGGAACTGAAATCTGGTATGCCTACTGGTGCTATTGGAATAAGCATGGTGTGATTGTTGGCCGGGAGCCAAAAACCTACAGTGGGCAGACGTGGTTGCGAATCAAGTTCGATCACCTGAAAAATCCGATTCGGGTTCCGGTCACGAGTGGGAAGGGATGCCATATTTCCAAGCGGCCATTCACCGCAGAGGAGACGGAGTTCCTTCACAACTCTTGGGTTTAGCCGGGGCATTGACATTCTGCAACGATGATTCATGATGGGGGAGTCGGCAAATAGCCGAGGAGGAAATGGGGATGAAAAAAGTAATAGCAACGAAACCGGAAGGCGACTACATCTCAGTTGCGCTCAGCGATTACAACGGCAAGACGGACCTAATTCACAAGTACGAAAAGGCTCTGCGCTTCATTGCTAACCTCTGGCCGACGGAAACCACGGCCAAAATCGGCGAAGTGTATGGAATCAACGATGGGCGGTCAAGGGCCATTCTCGCAGAGGAAGCCGTGACCATCGCCAGGAACGCACTGAGCGGAAAATCGCCGGCACAGCCGCAACGGAAGGTTCTGATTCAGGTCGAGGGCGGTGTAGCGGAAGTGCTGGAGTGTCCGGACGATGTAGACGTGACTATTGACGACAAAGACGGGCAGGACGCGCCAGACTCAACGTGTGAGGAAATCAAGGCCCGCGTCAAGGCTCACGGCGACGGCAAAGCGGTATGGGAGAAGGACCACCCGCCACTCTCCGCCGAAGTGATAGCGGCCCGCGCCGGCATACTTCCTCACGATCCCCAGGACGACGAGCCAGAAAGTGACGAAGAGGAATACTGCGAAAGGTGCAGTGAGCCAATCAGTAAAGATGGCTATGCGCGAGATGGTTTATGCGGTGGAGTGCTTTGTCGTACTTGCTCGATGAAGGACGATAATGAAACAGAAGAGAGCGAGTGCAACGGAGACGGCTGCAAAACGAAGGTTTACCCGGAAGACCCGTACTTTGCTACACCATGCGGGACATTCTGCACAGAGCACATGAGGGAGCACTCGAAAGACTGCCCCATCTGCCGCAACGAGTTCGACACAGAGCCGCGGGAAAATTGCGAAGCCTGCAAGGTTGACCAGCACACGTCTTGCCCAGGTACGGCGGGATGCCCGTGCTGTGAACACGCGGCGGCTATGGACGCAATGGAGGCCGAGGACAAGCCGCAGGAGCCAACCGACCGGGAGAAAGCCTACATCAACTGGGCGCGGGAGAACATCGCAACTGATGAAATCGAGATCGACGACGGACCGGACTTGAAGGGGAACTATCCCAAGGTGAGCGAAGGCCCGGAAGGAGCATTTGTCGCGGCTTGGGTGTGGGTCTCGAAGGACGATGCCTGTATCTGCCGCAAGTGCAACGCCGTGTACGACGATGGCGGGGATGGCTTCGACGGTCTGTGCGGCGAGTGTGCCGACAAGGACGAAGAGGCGGACTGAAACCTGCAACGGATTCCAAATTTTGGAGTGGAGGGTAGTGTGATGGTGATGAGAACGCGATTCCCGAAGCGTCGGGATGATGGCAAGCGGAGCGCCCGTAAGCGTTATCAGGCAATAGGGCGGAAGCTGGCACGGAAGGCGAAGGCCGCAGCGTAACGAACCAGGGCGGGGGATTGAAAAATCCTCCGTTTCTGTCAGTATGGGGATGGAGGGAAACACAATGTTTGCAATTCGCAAAGGGAACACAATCACAATCGCACCGCTGGAGGATGCTCTAGTAGGCTTGCAGTCCGGCTGGGCAATACGTTTCGCCGATAAGCCTCAATTCCTCTTCCGTATTTCGCGCAAGAACCTCGACGGCTCGAAGATGACAATGGATCAGGCAATTGCGAACTGTGCGCGTATCGCCAGACGTGAAGGGCTTGATCTTCGCTCCAATGCCTGTGACGCGCAAGTCTTTGAGTTGGCAGCGCACTAATCACACGGAATCTAGCCGGATTCCAGAATGAGAGCAAAGCAAATGAACGTTTTCGATCCTATCGTCATGAAGAATGGAAGTCATAGCGAGTATTGCAAATGCAACGAATGCAGCGGTAACGCTCCGCTAGTTGTCCGTTGCGCGTCTTTCCTGCCCGGGGGAGTGCAGTGCATCCGGCCTATGTATCATGTCGATGATTGTCTGTACATGCCGGCAATGCCTTTCAGTACGCACATTCAGCGGTCTTAATCTCCCTCACTAGCTCCAGTTAGGTGAGCGTGACGGTTGGCCCCGTCCAATCCGGGTACGTAAGCCCGGTTTAATTAGGAGAACCCACAATGGCGCAACCAGACGCAGATTGCCCACAATGTATCGCTGAAAAGCTGATCGATAAAGGGAATGTACCCGGCGTTGAGGATTCATGCGTTGAGGACACTAGAAGCTCGCTTGGCGAACTGATCCTCCATGATGAATCGCGCACTGACGAAAAGCTACGCCTGATGATTGCTGAGGCGGAAGCGGAAGCGGACGGTGATGACGGCAGAGAGCCTAGTGACACTAGGGACGAGGAATCTCTGGAAGATCACAACATTCAAGGACTCGGAGCCTACCGGGACGTGTTCGATGCGGACGGTGAACAATGACGGGCATCCGTGGCCTATTGATGCGGAGCATTTTGCGGGAATTCCACGCAAGTATTCGCCAGAGGTGGAATGGTCCCTATTATGTGACCTATTTCCAAGGCAGCTACACATTGCGCCCTTTTAGGCAGCGCGACGGCTACACTTTTCGCGTTCTGCCATTATTCATTCGGAAAGACTGCCCTTTCCCTGAGTGGGTTTTCGAGGTTCTTATGCCAGAGCAAGAGGCGATTGCAAGTGAATCCTACTGGCAGGCAATGGTTAAAGAAAAGGAAAAAGAAAGACGAATTGCGAATCGAAAGGAGAACCGATAATGAAGCCCATCGACAGAATGTGCCCAGCTTGCAAGGTTCCTCCTGGCGTTGGTTGCCTTCCGTTCGGCGTTAAACCCGGCTGTGGGTATCCGATGAAAGGGTTCCACTGGGAACGGCGCAATCAAAGGGAAACAAAGATTGCCTACCCAACGCCGAGAGATTTGCAGAAACTCTACGATTATTCACAACGGTATCTGCGCGACAACCGCACTAACACGCGTAATTCAGAATATGAGCACAACTGCATACGCATTGACCTGATTGATCGTATCGCCATGCTGGAGCACAAGTTACGCGGTGCAGTCCTGGCCGTGGATATTCTCGATTACACAGTCACAGAACAGGAGAAAACAGCAAGATGCCTATGAATGAAAACATTGCCGCCGGTCCTATTGAAGGCCCAGGGCGGTGCGACATCGAGATTCGCTGGAATGCGCAGGCTAGAGCGTTCTTTGTAGAGTACGGCAATGTGCGCTTTTCGGTGACGAGGTTAGGCGCGATTCTCCTCGGAGACGCTTTGCGCGAAGCTGTAAGGACTCTAACGGTTGCCCAGTATACCGGACATGACGACGACGATCTTATGACGAAACGGTGGTATGCGGCAGGTTGCTGCAAGGAAGAGTAACCATGGATTGCACATCAGCATTTCGCCAGTGGTGGGACGATTTAACGCGAGAAGGCGACCCGATGCGCATCCCTAACCCTTGCGCAAAAGGATTCACGGCAGGCTGGTACGCTTGCGAACGGGAACATGAACGCCAGAGGGAAGAAACGCTCCGCCAGAGAGAGTTTGTAGAGCGTCACGTCGAGGGAACAGCCACAAAAGCGTAGGGGCATTGCAACGATTCCCCTGTAGCTGCATTATGGGGAAGTGATGAAAGCAACAGCCCACAACTCGCATTTTAGAATCATTCCGCACGATGTAGTGGAGTGGTGCCAACGCTGCCACATGGAAAAGCCGCAGGATGTAGCCGTAGCTTTCCAGCGTGACGGTACTGCAACCTTTCGGTTCCTGTGCGCGAAGTGTGAGCGTATGGAGCGCAGCCTAAACCAGCCGCGATTGTTCGGGAAAGACACGCCGATGTTGACGTTTGCGGACCCGGATGAGGCAATCGAGGCCGTGGAGGAGCCGGAGCCGGTCGAGTACGAAAGCCCGCAACTGAGCTTGTTTGGTGGGGCCTTTACATTTTAGGAACTGCAACGATACTGAGAGTGGAGGGGAATTCAATGGCACGTTATCGCAGCACAAAGCCGTACTGGATCAAGGCCAAGTATGCCGGTGAATGTAGCCGGTGCAAGAAGACAATCAACCGCAACGAAGACGCGCTGTACTTTTCATCGACTCGGACAATGCTTTGCAGTGGCGAAGATTGCGGCAAGCAGCACGACCGGGACATGGCGGCGGACGACTTCGACCAAGCGCAGTATCAGAGTCAATACTGATTCCAAAATTTGGAATGGCCGGCGAGATCCGAAAGCCGCAGAGGAAACGATGGAAACTCACACTCACATCTGGACAAGCACAGACGGTAGAGGACGCTGTAGGGTGTGCGGTGAGCGTCGGCCTAAGATAGTTCTTCGCCTTCGCTGTGAGTGGTGCAAGGAACTGTTTGATTGGGAGCCGCGCAGCGTTTATGCCCTGGTTCCAACGAATATCAGGCGGACGTGCTGCAAGCGTTGCGAATCCGCATTGCACGTCTACGAATTTAACCGAAAGCCGCAACAGGAAACACGGAGGGTAGGAAAATGAAGCTGGTATTTGACGAGCACACTTTAGGGACCGGAGCCGAAGGGCTTGAAATCAGCGTCAAGGGTTTCAAGAGCAGCCCCACGGACCACGAGAGCGAACCTGTCCAAGTCTTTATCGAAGTCTACGAAGGCAAGCTCCGCATCCACACATGGGACGGATCGAGCCATGACCCGGCCACGGTCGTAATCGACCCGCTGCCGGCGTAGGCCGCAACCCGGCGAAAACCGCTGGCCCCGCAGGGCGGGAAAAGCAACAGAGAAGAGAACTCAAACGAAAGGAACAAAAGCAAATGGCAGAGATTGTTTTATTGAACGGCGCTGTAGTGCATGGCGGAAGTTCAGAAGTCTTCGGTATCATCAAAGGGCGCGACGAATTCATCAAATCCTACTGCAAGAAAAAAGAATGGAAAGAGCCTTTGTCGATAGCTCAAGTCTTGGAGATTCGCGCACAGGAAGGCTGGAAGCACCCGGAAACTACGGAAGAAGCCTAAACACTCCAAACACTAAACACATGGCCCGCCTCTCTTCTACAGTCTGCGCGGGCCTTTCCTTGCTCAGAGAACGATCAAAACCCTCCACCGAACGCCCCTCATTACTTGCACCACTCCCCAGTCGTTGCAGCCCACAAAATCCCCCACAAAACTCCCTCCCACACCAGCGACCGAAAAGTGGCGCGGCGTTAGACGTTTCTCCGCCCCCGCCGCGCCCCTTCTAGGACCGTGGATGTAGCGTTTTTGGTACATAGCACCAATGGCTATTGGTACTATGGTGCCATGAATGGTACTATGGTGCCATGATAAGAGAGACGAAAGCATACGACTGTACGTGTGAGAAATGCGGGTACACGTGGTTTAGTCCGACGATCCCTCCCAGGTGTTCAGGATGTAAAAGCCGGAAGTGGAACGAGAGCGCGAAGCCGGAGAAAATGATTATTGCGAGACCGAGCGAGAAACCGAGCGCGAGAGAGATTGAGAAGCAGTGCGAGATCGAGAGTCCGAAGCCGGCAGAGGAGCTTTGCAGGTGCGGTGGGAATCTGGCAGTTTTGAACGGTGCGCGGCGTTGCGTGAAGTGCTGGAGAGTGGCCCCTTGAACCTCTGGCGGTTTTGGGGGATAGTTAGGGAGTGGAGGCGTTATGGACATAATCTTTGCAGCGGTAATCATGGTCATAGCGGCGCATTATGGGAAGCCGGCTTGTGACCGTTGGCAGGCGCAACGCGCAATGGGTCGGAGACTCCGGCAGGTGGTAGCGGACAGGCCGGAATGGAACGAACACGAAAACGGAGACTATGACGGCTTGGGTTGTTTTCGTGGGATGATGGCCGCATTGTTGTTTTATGCGGTAGTGGCCGGGGTGATCCTGGCCGTGCTTTATCTTTAACGGCTGGCCGGAAGGCTGGCGGAGGGTGCAATAATGGGGAAGTCAAAAGAGTATCAAGGGCGTCGCAGTTGGAACGCTTGGAATGTCTCGCTGTGGATCAACAATGACGAACCGCTCTATCGCCGCGCTGTAGACCTCGTGTTGAGGTATGGACGCGGCAGGGCATCGCGCAAGCTGGCGGCAGAGCTAACCGGACAGAAGACACCAGACGGAGCAAAGTATAACCAGACCTGCATATGGGAAGCAATGGACGGAATTACCCAGTAGAGCGCGAGTGCGAGAGATCGGCCAGGGCTTCGGCTCTGGCCTTTTTCTGGCCTAAAAGCCGCTGTAGGAGCCTCTGAGACGCATCGGCGCCGGGTTCCGCAGCCCGTAGCATGGCAGAAATGAGGGGTATTGAAGTCTTAGCGGCTTTGGCCGATAGTAGGGACATTGGAGGGAAACACCATGGGGCACACAATCACTTTCGCAATGGATGAGGAAACGCGGCTGGCTCGGTTCATCGCTCAACTGGTGCGGGAAGGTATCGTCTACACCGTGCGGCAGGACGCGCACAGCTACGAAGTGACGATCACGGGCGGCTACTAATGGCCCGCCGCAAGTCGCAGCCGGTAGAGTCTCACATCTTCGACGGCATGGAAGCGGCAGTAGAGGAGCAAGCGCAATCCGCGGCAGAGTACAGCGGCGAAGAGCTAACCAAACGGCTGATCGAACCTCGGCCAGCCATAGACGGAAGAACGGGGAAGATGGAAAGGGAATCTCCTCTATTCTTCGGAACCATTCACCCGACATTGTTTTGACCTCTGGAGGGTCGCACCATGAACCTGAGAATCTTTGAAGTATCACCTGTGGACAGGCAGGACTACGCACACACAACCCAGGTAGTAAACCGCATCATTGACGAAGTCGCCGGCACGATCAGGACAAACGGAATACAGGAACTTGACCACGAGCAGCGCGGCGGCATGAGCACCTACCTGTATGTAGTCGATTGCCTGGTAGCGACAGCCTACAACGTTTGCCGCGCCCTGCCAGGGTTCGCGCTGAGCTATGGAGAGTTTCACGCCAGGGCGACGGCAAAGCCGCAGCCTACAGAGGCAGACCGTGGAGCCGCAAGGGGAGTAATAGCGGAGATGGAGCACGGGCCCGCAGCGAAGCCGGAAGCACAGGCACTGCTCAGTGCGGCGCGGTCAACGCAAGACCTGTATTGGTCAGCACTCCGCAACCTTGAAGCGTTCTTGGAGATTGAGATAGACGGCACCAAGGACTTGAGGGAGACGGACATCGACGGCCTGCTGGATGCCTTCGACGCGCACACCACACAGGCAGACGAGGATAAGGCAGCGGAGACACTCGCCCGGTAGTCTTTCCAAACTTTGGAATCTAGCCCCCGGCTTCGGCTGGGGGCTTTTCATGCTCCAAACGGCCTCGCCAGCGCCCCGTACAGCCCTCGCAAGGCAACTGGGCATACTACCCTATGGCAGTTTCGCCCAGCTACAGGCACCCGGCAGGGACGGCCACGGCGACTCGATCTACCGGCAAAGCCGCCAGCCCCGCAGGGCAAGGGAGACAAGGCTTATAGGGGAGAGACAGCACACAGGGAAGGCAAGACACTCGGCAAGGGAAGGAACGCGGCACCGCAGTACCAGGCACCAGACAGGCAAGGCATCAGACGGCACAGCACCCGGCCACGCTCTGACCATCCAGCACATACCAGACCCGGCAACCATCGACTCGCTGACCATCCGGCCCGGTCCTATCCTGCTACCTTGACGGCTTGCCCCCGGCCCCCGCTCCGCAGCCCCGGCCAGCCGCAGCCCTGCACGGCCAGCAGCCCACCACCACGCAGCCACGACGCAACGGACCCAAACCAAGGGGTACGGGGGGCATCAGGGACGCGACGCGACTAGTCCAGCGAAGAAATATTCAAGATTCTAAAAGTGGAAATGATGTACGCAGTTTTTGAATAAAGTTTGCGAAGAAAAAAGGAAAAATGGGGAGTGTGTGGATTGACGATGTAGGCAATGTGTAGTAGGGTGATGATATAGGCAGAAAGAGAGGAATGAAAAAAATGATCGCAATTACATTTCAACGTGGTTCGTTAAGCGCGAAGGCGAAAGAGAATATCAGAGCCGACGCAAACAAGTCTGGACATGGTGTTGTGTTCATCGAGTACGCACCGAACCAACCGATGCCCGCGATAATGCCGATAGGTGAAGTCGTAAAAGAGGGCACGTAGGGCGCGACGACGCCCGCTGGCGCGGGCTGGCGGTTTTGAAATCAGATTGGAGGATCAAATGAAAATAATCTTCGCACCAAAAGAGACAGTAGAGTGGGTTTGGGATCATCTACAACCACAACAGCGGTTTTTCGGAGAGATAGGCTCGCGGAGCGTGAAGTTGCCCTGGGAAGATGCTGTGCTTGTTCCTATCGAGTCTGTCATCGAATTCGGAAAGATAGAGAAGGTGTCAGCAGAGACGACACTGAAACAATTCCGCGAGATGATCGACAAGCAGGTATACCAAAAATTAGAACTCAAGCCGGCCGAGTAACGCTGGCGGTTTTGGGGCGGCTCTGGAGGGCGAATGAAGATTCAGTTGGAGTTGGAAGACTTTCGGTTCTGCTCGACAAGTGGGGACTTGGGAAACGAGCGATGGCTAATGCTTGAGTTGGCCGGGAAGAAGTTCTTCGTGCGGCGAGTGATCCACCAGTACGACCAACATCGCAAAGATGCGATGGAGGCAATCGACAAACTGTTGGTTGACCACATGCAATTGATGTTGGAAAGCATACTGTTGACCGGAGCCGCTTCCGTGCCGGACGGGGAAATTGTGATGCGGTGCGCGAGTGGCGAACTCTGGCGGTATCACTACGAACACAGGTGCGGGTGTAAGGTCGAAGAAGCCGCGAAGGTGGCGTGAGCGGTTTTGGATTCCAAATTTTGGAATGAGGGGGAGGATGGGGTGAAGTCTCGACTGACACAAAAGAATTTGGTGTTTGGGATCTACCGCGGCGCGAAGGAGTCGTTGAATCCCGGATTGAGTATCTGGTTTGCCGGCCGCTACATTTGGCCGTGGGAGCGCAAGAAGGGGAAGGGCTGGAAGCGTAAGGTAAAGTCTCCGGCTCTTCCGTTTGAACAGGGCAGTCAAAATCCAGCGTAAAGGTAGGAAGCAATGCCGACAGAGAAATTTGCAAACGAAGTAACGAAGTACGAGAACGTGACGGTTGAGCAGTGGACCGAACTCAAGGCCGTTCTCTTGAAAGCCTTCCGGCTTCCGATTCAGCAGAACCAGGCGAAGGTATCGTGGGGCTCATCGGTTTACGAGTGGGATACGGGGGTGTTTGAGTGGGACTTCCACCAGAACGACAACCCAAACCCGGACAAGCAGGAGAACACCTACTACTTGGAAATCCGCATCAAGCGGCGCCCGGCGGACCCGGAGGAGTTGGCGATTGAGCGCAAGATCGCGCAGTTCTTTGGCAAGGGGAAGAAGTAATGCGCTGGGCCGTCTGTGTGAAGAATCTTGAAGTCGGGAAGATGTAACTCATCACGCCGGACATGACGTTGGATGCAGACGACCCAATCTATGGCGACGACGTTCACATCGTTCCGGTTGTCGAGGACAAGAAAGACCCCACGTACTTGTCGTTCGGCGTCCACGATTTTGTACGCGACTGCGCTTGCCATCCAAAAGTTGAACCTCGGGCCGGTGGGCGTACAATCATCTCGCACTCGGCAATGGTGAATTGATGGAACCTGTAACCACTCACGAGCAGTTCATGCTTGCGGTCCAGAACCATTTGAAGGAGCGCGAGGGGTGCCCTGCTTTAGTGATTATCCACGCGCCGCATGGTCTGGAAATCCAAGGGAACTTCATGGATTTTACTCTTCAGATGGGAATGACGAGGGCCGCAGAGATGGTGACGGAAGCGGCTTTCAGGAAGCAGATCGAAGAGGGGTACAAGACCGGGGAAAATCAAATGATGGTGTCGGTCATCAAGGACGCCATCGATTCCGAAAAGAAGAAGGTGAATTGATATGGCGAGTTTGAAGGTCAGAGCCGGGACAAAGAGGGAAGTCAAGAATGGATTCGTTGACATTAAGGGGCAGTGCGTAGCCCTTTACGAGATAACCGGCAAGGCAGGAACGGAGAAGTCTCGGTTGATATATGGAGCCTGTCTTCAGCCGGGAGAAATAGTCACGAGCGACAAGGAGGATTACGTTGTCGAATTCTAAAATCGAAGTCATCGACCGCAGAGGCGGCAGAAAAGAAGAGCCATCCGCGGCGCCAGTTGTTATAGAAGCCCCCGAGCCCGTAGGCGACAGGTCATCATGGAAGAGCGTAGCCTATATGATCTGTCTCATCCCGAGCAACGCAGGTCCGCTAGTTGCCGGCAGAGCGGTTGGATTAAGGTCCGACCAGAAGTGCTTCCTTGCGGATTATTTCCTTTCGCAAATCTATCCTGAAAATTTTGATTGGACTGTCGAGGCGAGGAAGCGGCTTGAAACCTTCATCGGCTGTGAGTGTACCGGCGGGGTTCCGTGCGCCGTTCACAGGGAGTATGTTCCGCAGTGGATCAAGGCCGACACTCAGCGCCTTGAGTTGATTGGGAGTTCACCCGTGCCTGAAGCAATTGAGGTCATGATTAAGGCACAAAGACAGAGCATACTCATCCCCAGGTGACGAATGTATTACCAAAGGGACTTCAGGCTCTTAACCTATGGGCCGCAGATGAACAACATTCTCGCAAGGCCGGTCGAGGAGAAAGAGTGGCCGGACATTCCAGGTCTGTTCAAGTACATGAGAGATGTCATGCGAAAGGCCGACGGGTTCGGATTAGCGGCTCCGCAGATCGGGTGTTTCAGGAGGTTTATACTGATCGAAATGCCCAAAGGGTCTGTACTTGGTTTGTTGAACCCGGAGATCACGCGGTTGTACGGAAGAGAGATCAACGGGTTGGAATGGTGCTCGAACGTGCCGCCACCGGGGAATGAGTCTATGATACCGAGAATGGGAATGGTGGACATCGAAGCATCTCTGGCGACAGCGCCGGACTACCGAAGGAAGTTCACGTTTCACGGAAGAATGGCAAGAATCGTACAGCACGAAATCGATCATCTGGATGGAATTTCTTTTGTTGATCGTATCCCAAGCGAGGGGAGAAAGAAATCTATTCTGAGGATGTTCCACAATTGGAAGTCAATGCGCCTAGCGCAAATCAGAAGAATCGAGGAAAATCATCATGTCGATGCCGGAATTATCGCCGCTAGTCGCGGCCAATCTCGTTTGTCATGAGTGCGGAACCTTTTTGAAGCCGAAGGTGGTCATGGTCCGCAAGGGACAGAAACAGGTGGTGAGCCATCTGGAGTATGTTTGCAATAATCCGAAGACCGGATGCAAGTACAAGGTCCAGTCCACAACGATGACATCGATGGAGATGCTGGCGCTGCGCGAGGACGGCAGTGAAGTTAGGATCGGAGAATGAGAGATTATCTGTGGATCATTGTTCCGGTTTGCTTGTTCTCTATTCTTGGAGTAGCTTCGTTTGTTCGCGGGGCTACGGCAGGTTGGCGACGGATTATCGGAACAGCCAACGACCTCGCCAGCACCTTGAAGGACGCGACGGAGATAGCTCGGGCCTACCGTGAAGACCTTGCCATCTTGCGTCAGATAGCTCAATCGGGAACGGGGCAGCAACTCGGAGATGAGCCGGAGTCGATCATCCCTCAACCACCATCGGCTCCGGCAACAATGCCGCCGCCGTACTTTGCACGATTTTCAACCAAGCCCGAAGAACCGGATGCACCGGACGAGCCCACCGGAGAAGTCGATGTGACTGCGACCGAGGAAGAAATTTTGGAGCAGGAACGGAATGAAGCCGCGGCAGGCTTCGAGGTCACTGAGAGGATGAAGGCCGCAACACGCGATGCGGACAATGCGAGAATCAGGGAACTGACAGGCTATGGTATCAGCGAGAAGCCGGAGTAATTCCAAATTTTGGAAAAGGAGAAATAAATGGATGATTTAATCAAGGCAATCGAAGCACTCATCGACAAGAAGCTCGATGCGTACACCGTGAAATTCAACGAGAATACAATACCCTTCATCGCTGGATTTACTACGCAACTAACCCTTGAGGTTATCAAAGCAGAGAATCAACTCATAAGAAGTTTTACGGCAAAAGACTTCCAGGGAGTATTCTCGCTGATGGAAAATCTCAAGAACTTTAATCCTCGGGAAGTTGTCCCGATGTACTTGAGGAGCATCTCTAAACCATGAAGAGCAGTTACACAGCAGCCCTATCCACTCGCAACATGCGCGACTCGCGTCACCTGATGCGGTTTGTGAAGTTTCAGGCTCTCACCGGGACTGAGGTTGAGCGTTTGGCGGCTATCGCCAAGTCTGAAGGAGTGAGCAAGGATACGGTCAAGTCATCCGTTCGCCAGATCGAGATGTACAACAGACAGAACGAAACCGGGAGGGTTGATCTTCGGCTCAACGAATCAATCCTCAAGGTGATGCCGGCGTGGGAAGAGGGCATGGCGGGGCTTTTGATGGCGACGGAGTTGATTGAGGTTCCAGACGGGAACACCGGGAACAAGAAGGTGGTCAAGCAGGACGACAAGACCACACGGCTTGAGGCCAGCCGCATCGTGAAGGACATCATAGTTGCAAAGCAGCCGAAGGGGCCGATGGTTGAGGTCAACAACACACAGACGAATCAGGTTGCTACCCTAAGTACGGCGGAAACCTACGAGGAGCGTCTTGTTCGACTGAGAAAGCAAATAGACCAAGAAAATTCTCGCCCCGCAGAAGTAATAGGAATGCCAGCATTACTGGACAAGAATGATTCCTTGGCAGAAAGTTACGATGATGTTGAAGATGAAGACGAGAGCGGCGAAGATGAAGAAGAGTAGCAACTTCAAACTCCCAACATGGGAAGTCGAACGAATCCGCGAGATGGTCACTACCGTATCTGAGTTGCGGGATATTGATCTGGCGAGAGACTACCGCTCTATCCGCAAGAACTACTTTGGAAACAGCATCCCCCCGGTCGAAGAAATGCAAATAAAGTTTCTTCCGCGTAACGAGATGGACAGGCTCAGCGGGAGCATCGATAGAGACACTGATGGATTCTGCTCATGCGGAAAACATCACGGAGTACCAGTTCCTCAAACATTGGCTTTGGCGGACGATCTGGGAGTAAATGAAACGAGGATCACTCTTATTCACGAAATGGTTCACATGAAAGTAAATCTAAAACATGGCCGCTCTATGGGTGAAGGTAAAAACTGGAAGAGGGAACTTCGGCGTTTGATGGCGGCTGGTGCGTATGATGGGTGGGTGTAAATATGTCAATCAACAGAGCAAACAAATATCTCGGGGAGTACATCGAAATCTTAGATAATCATCGGGCGAAGTTTGTAGAAGGAGACAAAGGAGACGACCAAGCACGTGCATCTCTTTCGGGAGACGATAGCAAGTGGATCGACAGCGAGATCATTCACTGCATAAAAGAACCACGATATTTTCTCTCTAATTATTACGCGATCAAGACGGAAGGATTGGGGTTTCAAGGTCTATATCCGTTTTTTGACAGCCAAGAAATTCTGCACGATGAGCTAAGGAAATTAGAGAAGCGCGACGGAAGAGTTCGCGCAATTATTCTCAAGGCTCGTCGTCTTGGATATACCACGTACATGATCGGAGAGTTCCTTCATAAGACGATATTCTGCGCTCAAGCGGATTCGATTATCGTAAGCCAAGATGAGCGCGGCGCCAAGTACAACATGGGAATGTACGAGTCTGCGTTTGAGTTTATCCCGTGGTGGATGAAGCCGAGAGTCAATCTTCATCAGACTGGGAAACTTTATAACTTTGACGAATCAGATGAAAACCTTAGAACGATGCGTCCGGGGCTGAAAAGTTGGGTGTACGCCGACAATGCTAATCGTCCAAGCGGCGTAGGCCGTGGACAGGGATACCGACGCGCAGTCTTGGATGAGTTGTCGAAATGGGATAACCCAGAGGAACTTACCGAGTCTCTGATCCCGACGTTCAATGCCGATGACGGATTCTATGTAATGGGTTCCACGGCCAATGGACGGAATAATTATTGGCAGAACTTTTGGAATAGCGCGGAGTCGGGGGAGATTGACTGGAACCCTATATTCATCGAGTTTTATCGAAGGGCAAAAACCTACTCACTGCCAATTCCAAAAGACAAGGAATTCGTTCTCACTACCGAAGAAAAAGAAATGCGGGAAACAATCATCGCAAAGAATAAGTTCGTTATCAGCGATGAAACCTTCAACTGGATGCGGAAGACAAAGAAGGGATTTGAAGATACCCATGGCGACGATCTTCGTTTTTTTCAAGAATATCCAGCAAATCCAGAAGAGTCTTTCCAGAGTTCAGCGGTCACGGCAATTCCAAGAGGGATCATCAACCGTTATAGCAAGAAAGTGAGGGAGCCGCTCTACATAGGAGAGGTAGGATTTGACTTTAATGCGTGGGAGACAGAACTTCGCATCCATCCCATTAAAGAAGAGAAGAGGGGATTGAACACAAAGGTAGGAGCAAGGCTAAGCGTATGGAAACTCAAGGAGCCAGGGGCAAGATATTGCGTTGGCTCTGACGTTGCACTTGGAAAGGTTCGCGGTGATTACTCATGCTGCCAAGTCATCAAGCTAGGGGAGGGGATGGGGAAAGACGAACTAGTGGCTACATGGCATGGTCACATAGATCCGTACACCTTTGCAGACACAAACCTAGCTCTCTGCACATACTATAACGACGCCCTCTCGGCTATCGAAGTGAACGGAATGGGGATGGCAACTTTCGCTAGGATGTACCGCGAGTACGAGTACGACAATGTTTATATCTATAAGAGGATGGATCGTCTCAAGAACTTCAAGACAGACATCGGAGGATGGTACACAAACTACAACTCCAAGAAGAATCTTATCGCTCGTTTAGCAAAAGAAATGGGCGACGACATGATAATCATTCCCGACAAATACTTTATTGAAGAGTTGAAGGATTTCGAGGAGGATGGGGCTGAAGAAGGGCATGATGACCGGGTAATGGCGATGATGATAGCAATTTACTGTGCTCACGAAGGAGAGTTTCAAGAGGTAAGACAACGGCCGTCTACCGCCCTCAAGGACTCAAATAACTACATCGTTTACAAGATGGGACTTGGTTCCGGTCAAAAATTCCCAATAGAACTATTTCGTTCAGCCTCTCCGTTTGAAGCTGAGAAGTTCTCGAAGAAACAGATCGGCTCATGGATTGTGAACGAACACGGGGCAATGGCGGATTTGGTTGTGAATGGGAAGAAGATCAGAGTGCCGGCGGATTTTCAGAACACAGCGTTTAGTCCGATCCACGACAGGACGGGTACACGACAGCAGATGTTTAGAGAGGGGACTCCAGCAGAGATGATCGATTCCGATAGCGTAGCGGAGTACGATGCTCGGCAGGAAGACGAAGAAATGGTGGGAGATTCGGATTCATGGAAGTGGAGTTGATTCCAAATTTTGGAAAGATGGAGGAGTAGAAGATGCCAATCGTAAAACTGAGGTACGCCTGCCCTATTCCTGGGTGCGGGGCACAGATGCAAGCTGCAAACCGTCAACTGGTATGCTCTGCGAATAGCAACCACTCGTGGAACGACATTGCAACCTTCCAGAGCCTCAACCCGCAGGTGAAGTACGAAGAGGCGAAGCCTCCGGTAGTCGTCCAGCAGAATCACGTCAAGGTGGAAGTGACCGTTCCTCCGCGGGTGAAGCAGGGGCTTGAGGCGAAGTTCGGGAGCGCGTCGTCTTCTACGATAGCCGAGGTGTTGGGGATGCTGTCCGAGGGAGAGGTTATGATTGTCCCTGAGTCGGATCTCATGCGGATGAAGGAGCGGTTTGGGAAGCGGCCGGAGAGTTCGGCGGAGTTGTTTGGACTGCTGTACTCGCTTTCGATGGACTTGGAGACGGCCAACCTGATAGCGGAGAACGCCCGGAAAGACGTTCAGGCGTATGAGGGCCGCAACCCGAATTCCGTGCTGATCGATCTGGGTGCTCAGTACGGCGCCGTGGTCGAGAAGGCCCGTGACCAGAACGAGCCGGTGAAGGTGTGGATCGAGCGGAATCTCAAAACTGCGATTGAAAATAGCTGGTTTTAACCGGAGCATTAACCGAAAAGGAGAAAACAATGTCAGTGATTTCAGTAGGAATTCCAGATGAAGTTGAGAAGCAGAAAAAGTTTGCTACGTCTCCGGTAAAAGTGTGGAAGTTCCCTGAAGAGGGGAAGTCTTACATCCTTGCGGCGGACCCGTGCTCAGGTATTGACGGGGGAGACAACGCTGCTATTGAAGTGATCGATGCAGAGACGGGAGAGCAATGTGCTGAATTCGCAGCCGTAGTAACGCCGGAGAACCTTGCCCCGATCATCTTCGATTTGGCGAAGCGGTACAATAATGCGGAAGTGTCGGTCGAGGTCAACAGCGTAGGGTTGATTACGATCAGCATCCTGACCAAAAGATTTAAGTACGAAAACATCTACCGACAAAAACGCCTTGACCGCTTAAACCATCAGACGACGGAAATCGTAGGATGGTGGACGGACTTCAGATCGAAGACGAGGATGGAATCCGCATTCCGCGAGTTCTTTGGCTCAAGTCGGGGGTTGATTCACAGCAAGAAATTGCTGGACGAGGTTCTTGCTTACGATGAAAACGAATCGTATCCCAATGATCGGGTAATGGCGATGATGATCGCCTTGACTGTCCGGGCTGAAAGGATGCTGGTCGCTTCTGAATGATTTCCGTAGCAAAGAGCGGCGGTTGAGAGGTACGATTAGAACGACATGGCAGACAGCGATTTCCAAGCTCCCATCCCGAAGACGCCGGAAGTAGTTGACCGATACCTCGTGGACTATTACACGAAGATGGGAGATTTTTTGGATGGTTGCTATTCTGAAGGAATCTCCAAACAAAAGACCACTCCCGAACTGAAGGCAATGGATGAGGCCATCGACTACTTGGCTGGAATCCAGTGGAGGGAGAAACTGCCGAGCTACCGGCCGAAGCCGGTGTCGAATGAAGTCCTGTCGAACTTTTGGGAGACGATAGGGCTCTTGACGGACACGCGGCCCATCTTCCACATCTCGGAAGTGGGGATGCCGGGGAACTTCTCGAAGACCTCAAAGATTTTGAATGCGATGGTCAAGGGCTGGGCGCGGCGGGACAAGTTCAATCAGACACTTGCTTTTTGGACGATGTTTGGGATGTTCACGACTTCTCCGGTCCTTCTCTACTGGAATCGGTTTGCTAGAGGTACAAGCGGTGATCCTGCCGACGCTGACATCTCCATGAAGCACCTGAGCCCGAAGGCACTGATGCGGCTTGGGCCAACCAGACCTCACACCCTCGAAGAAGATGAGATGGTGATCTACCGGCACCGGGAGACGTTGGACTGGATCAAGCGGGCCTACCCGAACATGGGAAGGGCGGTCCGTCCAGACGAGGGGATAAGCCAGTACGGTGTTGAGCCGCAGGTTCCTCCAACGGTAATGCCTCAACTCTTCGAGCAGTTGAATAGCGGATGGAAGAAGATCATGGGCGGCTCCGAGCAGTCGAGCGTGAGGAGCAAGTATCCAGAGGCGGAAGTCGCTGAATTTTGGATGCAGGATGATAGCGTCAATGATTCGCGCAACACGATCTGGATGGGTCCGGAGAAGGCTCCGTGGGGCTACTGGGTCAAGCCTGAAGAGAAACTCTACCCGCGAGGCCGGCTGGTAATCCGCTCGAATAAGATCACGCTCTACGATGAGCCGAACCCCTACTACCACCGCAAGCGTCCGTTTGTCTTGATGGGCCTCCACTCGGTTCCGTGGCAGCAGTATGCTTTGAGCGTAATGAAGCCGTGGATGGACACGAACGACATCATGAACCAGATCATGTCTGGGCTCTTGCTGGCAACGAAGAGGGCTTTGGCTCCGGCTTTGATGGCGCCGAAGTCAGCTATTCACCCAGACGCTTTGAAGCAGATCGACGCTGGCAAGCCGAATCTGAAAATCTCCTTCAACTCGAATGCGGTTACAAGTCCAACATGGCAGCAGCCTCCAAACATTGGAAACTACCCACTCCCCGTGCTTGAGCTACTGCGGCGGTCGATAAAAGAGAACTCGGGAACTGACGCTGTAAATCAGGCTCTTGGAAAGAAGCAGATTCCAGGTGGCGACACGATCGAAAAGATTCAGTTCTCGAAGACTACGCCAATCCGCTTCAAGGCAGGCAACGTGGAAACTGGAGTAAACGAGGTTGGGGAGTTGTGGACCGCAACGGCACTCCAGTTCTATGACGCCTCAAGGCGCGTGGAGTGCCTTGGAATGGATGGTTTAACCAAAGAGGACATCGATGACCGTCCGGGGAGCCTGATACCGGAAGGAGTAAATTCTGAGGCTCATGTCCGCAAGTTTGGGTTTGAATGTGAGGAGGGATCGCTATTTGGATTCCAGAGGACCGACCGGATACAGATCGCGGCCGGCCTGAGAAAGAACCACGACCTGAGCCGCAAACAGTTCTTCAAGATCGCCATTCCAGACTGGAACATCGACTACCAAGAAAACGATGCCGAGTTGATGGAAGAGGCAAAACAGATGGCGGTAAGCGGAGCAAAACCAGGAGAGCATCATGGCGGAAAGCAGAAGTAAGTTCGAGAATGAGGACATTCCGTTGATTCTCGACACACTCAAAAGGGCGCATGAGGCCGGGAAATTCTCTCGCTTGACTGTCGATTTCAACAAGGACGGGGGAGTTGTTTCTGTCCAGTTGGAGACCCGCGACAAGGTGAAGTAGAAATAATTTTCACAAAAAGAAATAATTTGCTTGCAAACTGAAAGCGAAAAGATGTATCACTTCAACAGTGGGCAAAGCAGGGGACACCGCGAAAGCGGACTGGACCTCGGCAGCCGCTAGGGATTCGTCCTTAGCGGCTTTTTATTTGCGCATTAGGCCCTTATGGGGTCGCCAAGCAGTACAGCGGTGAGAGGCCGCAACCAGAACATCGGCGAAAAAAAACCCAGGGCGAATAACCCGGAAAGGACTACACAATGTTTGAGACCAAGCGTGGCAAGCATCGCAAGGGTGGCCGGTCCAAGAAATCCCGCTAACCTAGTCGCCGGGTAAAACCGGCATGAATCAAACGGGGCGGTTTTCGGACCGCCCCCAACACTTCCGAACTGAGGCTTTGAAATGGCAAAAGACGGAAAGGGAATGGCCGCACCCATTGCAGTAGGCGGTCACTATGATGCGACCTCGGCGCCGAAGTTACGCAAAGGGGAATTTGCGCAGGTTGGAACCTTCATCGACGAAGGTGACATGACCACCGTTGAACCCCGCGGCACGAGCGTCAACGTGAAGACCGGCAAGACGCAGGTCGGAAACTCGGAATTCGCCTAATGCCTCCAATCGACAGACCGCCGATGTCACCGCAAGCTCAGGCCCAGATGGGGCCTCCGGGAGGGGCCGGCGCTCCTCCGGGTTTTGGGCAGGCAGTCGGGAATGCTCAGGAACAGGTGGGCAAAAACCAGATTGATCTAGCGGTTACCACGGCCGAAAAGATTTTGATGGGCGTACCGGACGACACGTTCCGCACCTACGTGACAAGAGCTATGGCCATCCTGAAGACCGGGGCGGCTATGGCGCAGCAGAAGGGTCCGCAATCTCAGCCAGGAGTAGGACAACCTCCGGCGGCTGGAGCAGGCGCCCCTCCCCCAACACAACCACAGTTACCTTCAATGCCGGGGCAGATGCCCGGATAATCGTTAACACCCGAAACCCGACCCCTCGACGGCCCCTCGAAAGAGGAAGTGAGGAAGGATAAACGGAGATGGCAGTTAAGACATGGGACGAAATTTACTATTCGCTTAGTGCGGATGAGAAGAAGCTCATTGACAACCTTCACGCAAAAGAGCCCGAACTGAAAGCAGGGTGGCTCCGCCGAGACGACTACAGTCGAGCGCAAAACGAGTTGAAGTCGAAGCAGACTGAGTACGAGGAAGCCGTAGCGTACAAGACAAAGATGGAACCGTGGGCCGGAAAGGTCTACAGCACTCTTGAGAGTGCGGCCGAGAAGGGCTGGTTTGATCTGGAATCCGGTGAGGAGCATTTCACTGACAAGTACACGGAACTCGAACAACAACTTGAAGCAGCGAAACTTGGAGGAGAGATGGACCCGAAGCAATTGGATGACCTTGTTACAGCGAAGGTGAAGGAAATCGCCAAGAATGCCGGCGGTTTGACGCGAGAGGAAGCAACCGCACTCTACGCAGCCGAGAGCAAGAAGCTCGTCGAAGCGGGATTCACGGAGCGCGAAGCGAAGTTTAACTCGGAGACCATCCCGTTTGTGGCTGGATTCTCCGCCGGGGTTGCAGTTCTGGCAAGCCGCTACGAGCAGGAAAGCGGCGAGAAATGGAACCCGGAGAAGCAGAAAGAACTCTTTGCCTTGATGAGCACTGAGCAGAACTTTGACGCTCTCAAGGTTGAAGACAAGTTTATGGCGCCGATCCGCTCCAAGAAGGAAGAGGAGAAACGGATCGAGGAACGCGCCCAGGCGATTGCCAAGGAGAAGTACGGGTCCAACGGAATGCCGGGTGGCGGGAACGAGCGGTTTATCCCTCAGACTCCGGTTGAGAATCCGATTGGTCTTTTGCAGAAGGCAATGGCTGAAAGTGCCGATAAAGCTCCGGTTGATGTACGCGACAGCGTGTTGGCCGGCGTGATCGAAGGCGCAAGGGAATTGGTAGAAGCAGGGAAGTAGAGTTTAGCGGTTCTTTCAAAACCGCGACTGCGATCTGTAAGCGGGAAGCCTCGTGCAGCCCCCACTCGGGATTGGCAGGGATGAGTCAGTAGGAAGCGTAAAGCGGCCCCTACAGACCGATGAAACGGCGCAAGCCGAGTTGTCAGCATTCCAAGCCCGATTGGGCAGAAAAGGGGCTCAAGTTGCTCACATATAATGACTTGACCAGCAAAACAGTCGATAAGATCGTCCCGCGCATAGTGGACAACGTGTTCAAGAACTCGCCTGTCCTTACGAGACTCAAGAACAAGCGGCGCTTCCAATTTGAGGGCGGTCTGACGATTCGCCACAACATCATGTATGCGCCTTTGAAGGGCGGTTCGTACCAGCGCGGCCAAGCGTTCGATACCTCGGCAGTGCAGACGGACACGGCCCTGTATTTCAACATCAAGCAGTATTACGTCAACGTCACCCTCTACGGTTCGGATCAGGTTTTGAACCGCGGCCCGGAAGGAGCTTTGAGCTTTATCGGCTCGAAGATGATTAACGCCTCCGGAACGATGGCACAGTTGCTTGCGGTCAACCTGTACGGCGATGGCGGCGTGAACGGTTCGACTTCATTGAACTCCACGACCGACCTTGACGGGGCGGCAGCGGCGGTCAACATCCCGGCCAACTACCCGACGTATGGCGGCATCACCAGAACCGACATCGCATCCGCGGCCAACACTGGCATCAACGCCTACTATGCGGCACCATCGGCATTCTCGCTGGGCGCTGTGCAGACGGCATTTGGTGCGACATGGTTTGGCCAGGAAAAGCCGGATATGCTCGTAACCACTCAGCCGGTGTGGGACGCATTCTGGAACAAGCTCCAGCCGCAGCAACGGTTCAATGACGAGACTTCCGACGTTCACATTGGATTCCGCTCGTTCTTCTGGAGCGGTGCTCAGGTGGTTGTTGACCAGTACCTCAGCACTCTCGGTGGCGCCTATCAGATGTATTTGTTCAACACCAACTACATCTTCTTCTACGTCTCGACGATTCCGAAATACGCTTTCGGGTTCTCGGGCTGGAAAGAGGCCCAGAACACTGATGACGTGGCCGGCCAGTATTTCTATGACGGGGATTTGGTTTTCGATGCGCCCCGCCTAATGGGAAACCTGAACTTTAGCGGTCTGTGAGAGGAGACTACCATGGCAATCTTTAACGCAAGCAATCAGCTTCTTCAGATCGACACAGGCGCAGCCTCGACCTATCTGTACAACCCCACGCTCGGCTTTGCGCCGTGGGCGGGGTTGGGCGAGAACCAAGTGCTCGGTCAACGGTACATCGCTTCGATTGGCGCAACTGCGGTCAACCCAAGCGGTCAACCGGCAATCTACATGCTCGTCAAGTATCTTGCGACTTCGGCTCTTTCCACGGCCAACTTGACGACCGCTGGCGCTCCGGCTCCGGTGTACTGGACAGATAACACGTTCACGACCGTAACGGGAATCACCTCAGAGGCGTTTGCGACTTCCCCAATCTCTTTCCCTGCCGGGTATATGCTGCTCAACACAGTAACCGGGTACGGGAACGCGGGAACGGCTCTGACGGGGGCAGTTCTGTTGGGTGCCCAGATTCTCATCCAGGTCGGCGGGTATCTGAAAGGCGCATATCTTTCGACGACAACGAACTCCGGTATTGGATCTACTATTATCGGGGCCGCTGGAACGCTTACATCCACGACTGCTTCACAGGCTGCTGGTACGGCTCCTTTATATCCGAGGGTATTTGGGGTTGAGTTGACTGCGGTATCTGGCAATCTGTGCGATGTTCTCGTGATGACCGACAACATCTAAGGGAGGCCGTAAATGGCAACGATCACGAAAGTATCAGACGGCGATATTTCCCTTGGGAATCTGAGGGGTGAGCTAATCACCCTTCAGCCCGCCGCCTCAGACTACGCTGCGGGTGGGTATCTCATCCAAGGAATCTCTGGATCTACGGAAACCACTGGCGATGTTGGGTTGAGCAAGGTTCTGTTTGTCGAGCCAGCCGGCGGACAGGGCGGGTTGAGCCCGGTCTGGAATCCTGCGACGAGCAAGGTACAGATAATTGCCAATGCTCCATCGGCAGGTATTCCTTTGGGACTTGGAACGTTGTCTGCGGCTGCTACGAACTCAACCTATACTGCGGCTGGATTGGTCACGATCCTTACCTCAACCCCTCCCCCCTTGAACTCGTTTGTGTCATTTTCTAACGGGGCATCTGGGAAGGGAATTTTCCTCAACGGAGTCATAGGTCTTGTGACGGGCGTTGTCGCTGGAACTTCCTATACCGTCAATTTCGGACAGGGAGTGGCACTTGCTTACGCATCTGCCGCCGACACTCTCAAGTATCAGGTTGTCCAGGCAGGAGCAGGAAACCCGCTACAAGCACAAGCTCTTGCGGCTCAGATTACCGGCGTCTTGGCGACGGCTAATCTCTTGACCATCACTCAAGCCAATTCCCTTCAGGTAGGACAGTTCGTTTACCTGAATGGACCGTTCAAGGCGGCAAGCGTCTACGCTCTCGGAGCAATTGTCCAAGTGGCGTCGGCGACCGCTACCGGATGGACTGCAAACTGGCAGGGAACTATCATCGCGCAGACTTCAGCGGAGACGGCGGTTGCTTCGCTTCTGGTTACGAATGGTGGAGTTCCAATCCAGTCATACCCGTATATCAGTGGGCCAACAGCGGCAATAAGCAATGTTCTTGCCGTAGCGTCTGGTGCTGCCGCTTCTGGACTGTTGACCTTGACAGCGACACAGAATTATCAGGCGGGGCAGATCGCTGTCTTAGGGGGGGTAGCAACTACAACCCTTCTCAACGGAACTATTGGTACGATCATTGCGACAGGGCTAACTTCGGCACTCGTCAAAATGAACGGATGGACGGTCATTGTAAGCACAGCAGCGGATACCGGATCAGTCGCATTGCTGGTAACAGGTACTCCACCAAGTCCTCAATTGGAAGTCTCGGCCGGAACGGATCTATCAGCGTACGCGTTCCAACTTCTCTGCATTGGGCTTTAACGCTCTTCGCGGGGCATAACCGGGGGCGGGGTCTAACGGCCTCGTCCCTTTGTTTTGAGAGGTAGAAATGGCAGACACAGGCAGCGCAGACGCATACAGCATGGGTGTGGCCGCGGGGTCGTACAAGAGCGGCGGCAAGGTAAGAAAGCCAAAGCGCAAGAAGGAAACGCGCAAGGCCAAGGACCGGAAGAAGGAGAGGGTCTAACATGGCATCGAGAGAAGTCAAAGCAGCTTTCAGCGAGAAGATGCGCGGGTCAGAGCGCGGGGCGGCTCCCAAGGGGAAGGTAAAGGCCGCATTGATGCCGCCGAAAGAAGAGCGTCCAAAGAAGGAGACTCGGAAGGTGAAGCGGGCTCTTTCCAGCGGGAGGTAGTTGTGGCGCAGGCTTACGGAGCAGCGCAGCCGATTGTCGATCTCGCCGTCAACGTGCGCGATAAGGCTCAGCGGTTTTTAGGAAATTCTAAGCCGAACGAAAAACGCGATACTTCTTGGCACGACAGCATGGTGAGGAAGGCCAACGAGAGCTTTCGTAAGGCGGCAGTAAAACCAGCGGCTAAGACGAGACCCGCAAAGCGCAAGACCGCACCAACAAGAAAAGAGAAAGCGTCAGGGAGGTAATCATGGCACACAGCGAGAAGAGAGAAACACCGCAGATGGAGTCCGAGCACCATTCCAAGGGGTTCTTGAAGAAGGCCGCTCGGATGGCCTCGAAGAAACGCGGGAAGAAGACTCGCTCCATCGACCGTTAATCCAGAAACCCGCATGAAGTTGGAATAAGCGAAGCGGCTATTCCAAAGATTGGAATAAACGATGCCTGTGGTGTTCACCAATCCCGCATTTCCTAATCAGGTTGGTTCTTCACCATCCAATCAGGCGTACTCTGTTCAGCTGAACTTTGGCTCCATGCTTCGTGAAGTCCAGAACTGGAATCCGAACGTAGACTCCGAAGTAGCCGGCCGCATGATAAATAACCGGATGCGGCAGATCATCGACCGGAGATCCTGGTACGCGACCAAAGTCCGCGGCGTAGCATCAGTCCCGAACATCCAAACCGGCGGCACCTGCACAGTTACGTACAACAACAACACGGTCCAAGGCATCGGAACGTCATGGACGCCGTTGCTTATCGGGCTCCAGTTCCGGCAGACGTTCACGCAGCCTTACCAGACGATTACGGCGGTCAACCAAGGGTTACAGACGCTCACGTTGGACACGCCGTACCCAGGCCCTACGTTCACCGGCGCCTACTACATCGCAGAGGTATATTTAACATTTGGCGGCAATGTAAAGAGACTCCTCTGGGCTTCAAATGCCTTGTTTGGCTGGCCGATGGAGATTGGCGTCAAGGTTCAAGAATTGGAAGCGCGTAACCAGTGGAGATCATCGATGGGATGGTCTATTGCGATGGCAACTCGACCTCCGACCCCAGACGGCCAGTTCCAGGTAGAATTATGGCCTGCTCCGATTGCGGCTCAGACGTTCCCGTTTGAAGCGTACACACAGCCGCCGAACATGGTTCTCGATACGGACTCACCGCAGGCGTGGATCAGGTCTGACGTGATCGTGACCGGGGCGATTTCGGATGCTCTTCTCTACCGTCCGAAGCAGAACACTTTCTACGACGTGGCGAGTGCGGTCCAGATTGCAGCCGGCAAAGAGGCTCAGTATAAGGCGGACTTGCTGGAGATGGAAAACGCGGATGAGGGTCTGGAGCAGCAAGCGGTGCAGTGGTCGTATGAGGAAGGCAATGAGTGTGGCGGAGAAGGATCGCTTTGGTCGCAAATGCACCGCTAACGGTTTTTGATTGAAGCCGGTCTGCCCTACGGGGCATAATGATTTCTGAGGTACACGATGGCTTTCAAGAGAACAATGTGTGGCAACCCGGCCTGCCCCAAACACACCACGTACAGCGGCGGCGAGTTCATCTACTCTCCCACCAGGAAGGCGTTCTTTTGCAAGGACTGCTTCTATGAGGCTCCGGTGTTGCCGACCATGGCGAAGAGCGCGTTCGACTTTGTGACAACGGCGATTACAGGGAAGCTGGTCCACGTGACGAGTATGCAGCATCTTCAGCGGCTTGAGGTAGAGCATGGGTGTTCGAGTGTGGTTTTGAACTGTGATCGGTCGAACTGGGACCGTCCGAAGCAGCCGCGAGAGAACTGGCAGACGCCACCGAGTGAGCGCATGTCTCACGGCGTAACAGTAGGGGAGGTACATCGGTGAAAAAGAGCGAACCAAAGGAAATGGAAGTCCCTCGTCATAGGCGGTATCCGCATGATGTTTTGGGAGAGTCTAACTCAATTCCTCGGGACACGGAGTTTGACTTGCATCGGGCGCCGAGCAGGACACATTGCGGCTTTGACGAGTGCGCGTTTGAATCTCCGAAACCAGGGAACGCTATGTGGGAGGAGAAGAACCGGCCATGATTAGATCGTGGGGATTGCAAACTCTTATCGGCGCCGCTCAGCCTCTTTTCGGGGACAAGCTCACTGCGGATTTCAGTAATCTTCAACAGCCGAACGGATTCTACTTCGTAGCGGTTGCGAAAGCCGCTCAGTACCAGATCGGGGATCGGATCGTTCTCGGTTACGGCGGATCGAATCCAACGAACTGCCTGATGGTTGATGGGGTCAACACGACAACCAACATTCTTTCGTGCATCTCCGAAGGCAATGCTCCGGTATCGAAATGGGTAAACGGAACGCAGATCGTGTTGAGCCTTGCCTGTGCGGTTTTGTCGGTGCAGGCGCCTAGCTCGAATTCAGGGAATATCTGGTTTGGTCCGGACGGCACGGTGACGAACGTAGGCGGAGGTAGTGCTTTCGCGTACATTTCTCCGTCCGGTTCTTACAACTTCGGAATACCGCAGTGGAACTCAATCAGGACTTCGGAAGCGTGGATTGCCGGCACGTTGAACGACAAGGCTGGAATAGCAACGATCATCATCTGAGGACAGAAAAATGAAACGCATTGCATGGTTGGTAATCATTATTTCATCGGCGGCTTGGGGGCAGATAAGCAACCCCGGCGTTGTCAATGTCACTGGTGGAGTCCTCATCGTCTCCAGCGCCCCATCGGGAGCTTGCGCACAGGGTGTGGCGAATCAGCAGTTGGTGACGACCGGGGTACAGTATTCCTGCCAGAATATCACGGCGGGAACTGGTACTTGGGCTGTGTTGGCGTCTGGCGCATCTACCACTGCTACCAACCTTGCAGGCGGATCGGCCACAGCAGTTCCCTATCAGTCGGCGGCAAGCACTACCGCTTTTGATGTGACGAATCTTTCGTGGACCGATTCAGGAACGTATCTTGCGATTGGTCCAGTCATGAGTCTCGTCGCATATCCGGGAACCCTTATGTCTTATGTAGGAACATCGGGGTCACAAGATTACATCCAGGTAGTCTGCCAAGACAAGAACGTGCAGGGTTCATGCGCATACGTCATAGGTGGCGACGACATGACTAACACAACCCACTATGCAAACTTGAGCAAGAATGGATCAGGGTCAAGCCGCAACATTGCGAATGTCTACTTTATCAACGCTGATGCCACGTCAGAATATACGACCGATGCAGAGATGGATTATGGGGCTGGTTTAGTGACCGGAAACGCGGTTTTCAACTGGTACACAAACACTGTTCCAACACTGAGTATGAACCTTACTGCTACCGCTCTAACGATGGGCACTGGGGTAAACATTGTGACCCCCGGTAACGAGTCAGCGGCAACGCATTCGACGGCGACCAACTGCGCTATCAACTCAGCCTCTCCCGGAGCTTGCGCGTCGGCAGCGGCGGGTGCGTTTGTCATTCCAACCTTAACAGCAACCTACACTGTAAACACAACAGCGGTAACAACGCACAGCAGAATCTTTCTGACTCCGATCACGTTTGCGGCTGATCTCCCGTCCACTCCGACGTGCGTTATCCCGCTGGTTACTACGCCGTGGTCAGTGTCGGCTATCGTAGCAAGTACGAGCTTCACAGTGACGTTGACTTCAACGACGGGCCAGACGTGCTTCTACTACAGCATCGTGGATTAAGGCGGTCCAAATTTTGGAATCAAGGCCGCTTTGGGAAACCGAGGCGGCTTTGCTGTAGGAAGGTAAACCATGGTTCTCAGTGACCTCTTAAATGACGTTTGCGGCCGGATCGAAGAAGTCCCCGGTGCCACAATTTTCTGGAACACCGTGGGAGAGATTTACCCTGCGATGGTAGACGGGATCTTCGAGGCGTCACTGATTACGGGCGTAGTCCAGCTTACAGGGGTGCAGGTTACGCTTTCGGCGAACAGGACATGGTTTCCCCTGCAAGCCTGCGCCGGCGGCTTAGGGAGCCTGCCAGCGGGGGTTGTAGAGGGTATTGTGGCGCCGTTGAGGATGAAGGCGCCCTACGGGATCAGGAAAAGCTCCCTGAAGAGCCTTGACGACATGAATCCGGCATGGGAATCTCAGGCGCCAGGTACGCAGATCATCAGTTGGTTCCCGCTCGGGGTCAGCGGCTTTGGAATCTATCCGCAGTTGACTCAGCAGCAGAACGTGGTGATGGACCTCTTGGTCTGCCCAATTTCGACGCCACGCCCATATAACGGCTCGGAGCCAATTTTGCTTCAACAAGAATTTTCCGATTTACTTTCAAAGTATGGAGCGGCCTACCTGAGATGTAAGGAGGGCGGTCAAGAGGCAGAGGAGGCTTCGGTAGTTTTTGAGGAGTATATGGCTGAACTTAAAGAATTTGAGCCTTTTCCAGACGCGGATCGATTCGCTTGTGCTTTCGGCGGCTTTCGGCGCGAAGTCAACCGTGAATCCTCGTACTGCTGTATGATGTAGGCAGTATGGACATCAAACCGTATTACGAACACGCAGGCATCGCCATCTTTCATGGCGACTGCGAAGAAATTTTGCCTAAACTCCCCAAGATAGATTTAATCTTTACTTCCCCTCCCTACAACCTTGGAACCACGGCCGTAGGAAGCGGCGGTTTCCGTATGTGGAAGAAAGAAAAAATAGGTCATTACGATCCGAACGCAGGTATGGCAAAGAGGGGCGGTCAAGGAAAATGGTCTGGAGGGGCTCTGGCGAACGGCTACGGAGTGTGCAAAGATTCCATGCCTCCTGATGAATACGGCGAGTGGCAGAAGAGGCTTCTAATTTTACTATGGGGACAACTCACCGATGAAGGAGCTATTTTCTACAACCACAAGCCGCGAATACTCAACGGGTGCGTTGTTTTGCCGGTCGATTACTTGCCGAAGGAATTGCGGCCAGCCTTGCGCCAAGAGATTATTTGGAAGAGGGCTGGAGGAATGAACTTCTCTCCCTCTTTTTATTGTCCAACCCATGAGAGAATCCTTGTTATTGCCAAGGATAATTGGCGGCTCCGCGATAAGGGAGTACTCTGCGTTGATACCACTGCT